TTTCCAAGGGTGATGCGGGCTTCAATCAGCCCAGATAAAAACCGCTGGCCTTCTAAGTGAACCAGTTCAGTTGGATCGAGGTCTTTTGGACCCCTTACGTTTAACACGGTTATTGACCTCAAGTATGACGCCACCAGGTCTCCTGCTGCCCCAGCGAACACTAACTTGAATGCTTCATTTATCCTTCGCTCTTCTTCCAGCGGGCGAACAAAGCCATCGGGTGTTTGATAGCTCGGTTGCTCTCTCTTGGGTCTATCAGGCAACGGGTGGTTGTCCTTGTTGTTGCTCTTGTAGAAGTTGCTGAGCCGTTGCGGCATTTTTCGCTATCTCGTCACGCTGCTCCTGCGTGGTTAGATACTCTTGGGGCTGCTCAAATAGTCGCGCCAAGTCCTTCAGCATCGGTTCGGGATTCAGCCACATCTGAGCAGAGTCACCCATCAAGCCCGTGACAGACTGAGCAAAGCCTAGCTTTTGCTGGATGCTCTCTTGCTTTTGCGCCCGAGCAAGAGGCGAGACGGCGATGATATCAATCTCACTTCCGTCGATCATAGGCATTTCAAGTATTCCTTGCTGCTTCAAAAGGTAGATCATCCTATGCACGAACTTCGTTATGCCCTCATTGAATATGCGACCGACACTCGCTCCGGCTTTGCGGGAAACACGGATCCGGCGTTCACTTACCTCGTTGGAGGATATTGGTGTGTCGCCTCGTCCCGAGAAATCTTCAGCAAGAAGCGCTTCCCGAATATTCTTTCGTTGGTCACTCAAGATGATGTCAGCAACATTGAAACTGCCAGGTGGTTGGAGAGCTTCTAGCCCTCTTTGCCCGGGCATGTACGTCACCACGGTCCCTGGGGTCAGCCGGATATTGTCGTAATTCGTGACGCCATCGTTCTCGGCTTTCCAAATCCCGCCGACGTGCATGTCAGCATTTTCGAGGATCAATTCGACGGTGAAATTAGTCGTCCGCATACTTGGGAGAGCGAGTAGCGCAGGCCCCCGGCCCCACGTCTCGCCCGAGGCGCGTGCCCAGTTATAAATCACAGAGCCTCTGGAGCCCTGTCCTCTGGACAGATCACTAAGAATGAACGCACTCTTTTCTAGCCATAAAATTCCTGATTGATAGGCTTCCTCTGGCTCACTCCACAGCCGTACCGAAAACTCAATAAAGGTAGGCTTGATGTCGGGATTTTGAACAGCTAATTTTTTTAGTTCATCTGGAATCTTCGCTCTAGGCCAAGCAATCTGTACCTCACTAGCGCGTACATCGTTGCGCATACGAAATGAGCCGTCATGCTGGCCAAAGGGGCCTCGATCAATGACGTATGACTCTAGTGGCCACGATTCCCAGTTGATATATCGAGCATCACCAGAAGGTTCGGCGTTCATAGCGGCGGTGCCGATTCCAATATCAAGCATGTTCTCAAAGAACTGCTCATGGAAGTTCGACTTGCGCAGTATTTCATGCAAGAAGTCTGTGACTTCATCTAGTTGGTTCTGAACATCATCCTTTTCTTCTGGGTCAACGGCGGAGCCTGCCATCAACTTGAAGATATCGGATGAGACGATGCCGTCCACCATTACATTGGCAAATTCCTGGAGGCTTTGCGCTCCAGTATCGTCATAGATGTCGTCAGTTTTAGATTCGCCTTCGTTTGCACCAAAGAATCCACGGCGTCCTGGCAAACAAAGGTCATAAACATCCTGCCACAAGGGCAGCCACGGACGACGAACGCTTACGGCTTTATTGTACCGCTTGGTCATCTGATCAGCCGTGAACATTTTCATTAGCCTAGCCCTTCTTTGTCGCCCAAGGTGAAGCCTCTGAAGCCGCCGCTATTTAGGGACGCAAAGCCTACTCGGCCGCGCCGAAGCGCATCTGCTTTGGCTAATTTGCGGTCCTCTAGCAGCTTCTCTTGTTCTGCGATCTTTAGCTCTTGATTGGCAAGCGCTTCTGCCTGTTTTTTCTGTGCTAATTCTGTTCTTTTCCGGGCGTCAAGCTCACTTTGGCTTGGACCAGGCACAGATTTACCGAATATTCCCAAAGCCTTTTCCTTTTCTGAGAATCTTCGTGTCATCCATGGAGATAAGGTAGCGACACAAAGATTTGGGCGTAATGATGAATGGTTTATACACCCCAAGGCACTGTTGTGTCACTTGTACGCAAGAAAGTAGCGGGAATCTTATCACTTTGCCTGCGTGAGGTTCTCGATCAGGAACCGAAAGTACGGTCCCGTCGTACAGCTCCATCAAAATAACTAGGTCATTGTAGGTTCTGCTGGATATTTGCAGGTCAATGACAAGTTTTCCGAAGGTCCAATCCACACAGGCAAAAACATCGCCTATTTTCTTTATGCAAAAAACGTGATGGAACCCGCTCGAGGTGAAGTATGAGTGGAGCGATCGCTTTGGCTCCCACATGAACTTGTGTGTGCGCTCGAAAAAGACGACTGTCCAGTCACCGCATTCGGCGACGTGATCCACCTTTTCGGTCGCTGAGTCTGGAGCGGTGTCGGCCAAGAGATGATTCCTTGTCTCGCACGTTACTAACTATGTTGGTGGTATCCAGGCTTCCAGTCATTATCCGAGTGCCTTCACCGGCACCCAGCAACGCATATTGGAGAGCGTCATGAGGATGGGAGAATCTGTTTTTACTGGGGTATTCACTTCCCTCAGGGTAGAAATACCCCCCAGCGAATCCCCGTTTCAAAGTCACACAACTCGGATTGATTTCGAGGCTTGGAACACCATCAACGAGCCGATTCAGTGTTGCTTCCACCGCTTCGATTCGGATGGTCGGGTCATTGGTGGAGGCTGGATTCACTGGAAGCCCATTATTCATAAAGATCCGCATCGGCGTACGTTCGTCCGTGGAGGCGCGGTTATCACCAGTCGGGTCTCCGACCAATCTCACGGATACGTTCGACGGAATTATATTATTTATCATCCTCTTCAGCATCTTGGCGGACCGGACAGCTCCAAACCCTGGCAGCACAAGTTCACGGACGACCCTATATCGACCCAGCCCCAAGTCTTGGACGAAAATGGCGGCAAAGTTGAGGCCAAAATCTATACCGATAATCACCTCTCGCCCCGGTATGAAGGGAGACTCAATGCTTCGAACATGGATCTGATTAGAAAAAGAAGCCTCGTAAACCGCCCGGCCCTCGGTGGTGATGCCCAGTTCGTTTTCCACAAATACGGACACCCAATCTCGACGCTTGCCTGTGATGAGATTCCGATAATAATCACTTGGTAGGTTGTCGATATTCTCCGCATTCTTATTCATGTCGTAGCCGATGAGCTTTCCGTTCTCGTCCTTGCGAGATGTCACAGCTCCGGCTTGCGTGTAGAACTCCCAGTTGGGTGGTTTGGCAAAGGTGATGCGGTCCTCTTCGTTCCATTCCTCGGGGAGTTCCGTTTCGCCTGACATCAGCGGCCACCAGTGCATCTCGTCCATGGCGTTGGTGTCCATAACCAATCCATAGTGGAAGTCTTTTGCTTCGTATTGAGGAGGGTAGCGACCAAGGCGTGCGGTCACGGCATCGACGATGGGCTTTTGTATTTCTCGTGCTTCGTTAATCCACGCGCCGGTCAGGTCCATCGAGAATACGCGCTTCACGTCCTTCTCTTGGTCCATGCCGACGAAGATTACCTCCATATCCAGGTCGCCAACGACGATGTGATGGGTGATTGGCGGTGCCCAGCGGACAGGCCCGAACTCTTCCTCGGGGAACCACTCCAACCAGGTCTTCAGGGTGGTAGTGCGTAGCATGGGTTGAGAGTTACGAATCACGGCGAAGCGAGATTTGCGGCGTTTGGACCGTTTACCAACGGGCATTTCGTTGGCCATCATCATTATGGCGATACAGCAGGCGACGGACTTCCCGGAGCCGAATGGCCCTCGTAGCCCCCTCACAAAAGAAGTTTTGTTTTTCAGGAGGGCGGCGGCGGCTGGTCCTGGTGAGCTGTAGTTAATCTCCAACGATTATTTTCCGGTCATCGCGAGACATATGATTGCGCGCCATGTTCTCCATTGTGTGTTCGGAGAAGGATTCTATGATTTTATCGCATTCACGGTCAGTTAGGTCGTCGGTGGTGAACCCGTTAATTTCGGCATTTACGCGAATCATCCTGCGTAATCGCTTGAGGGTCTCTGGTCGAAGCGCGGTGAGAATCATGGCTTAGTCCTCGGCGCGGTGAACCTTTCCGCCTGGCCCTGAGACTGAGCCACCGGCACTGTCTTGGCCGCCAAAGTAGATAGGCTCGCCGTTGCGGGTGATCGGCATTTCCTCTTCTTCTGGAATGGGGCCGGTCTCATCGGTTGGAGGTTGAACAGATAGCTGG